AACATTCGTAACACAGAGCCACCAAAGTGGCCTTTTGCAGAAGGTGTACTAACACACTATTATGTTTTAAAGCCTGAGGATTTAGATAAACTATGAGAAATCTTTTTGGACAATTAATGGCTGAAACATTAGCCAATGATGAAAACGTTTATCTTCTAACAGGCGATTTAGGCTTTGGTGTTTTAAATAAAAGTAGAGAAGTAGCGCCTGACAGAACATTTAATGTTGGTGCTGCTGAACAGCTAATGCTAGGAGCCGCTGTGGGCCTCACGCATAACGGCAAAATTCCTGTTTGCTATAGCATTACGCCGTTTGTAATTTTTAGACCATACGAATGGTTGAGAAACTATCTCGATCACGAAGGTGCACCAGTAAAACTTGTAGGCAGCGGCCGAGATAAAGATTACGGTCATTTAGGATTTAGCCATTGGGCCATAGATGACGAAGCTGCATTAAAGGCTTTCCCAAATATTAAAATTTATAAACCTAATAGCGAAGAAGAGCTAAAGAGTATTTGGCACGAGTTTATCTACAGTAATGAACCTTGCTATCTAAACATTAAAAGGACTTAGCTGTGAATAGACTTATTGATAAATTAGAAAAGCGAGATGATTGGTGGTGGCCCATCGGAGATCATGGGTGTTGGAATTACATGCACCAATACAGTAATGTTGTTGACGATCTCTGCACACATGTTCCGGAAAGAAAAGTTGTTGTGCAAGCAGGCGGCAACGCTGGATATTACATTCGTAAATATGCAGAGAAGTTTGAAAGAGTTTACACATTTGAGCCAGAACCGTTGAACTTTTTAGCATTGTCGATGAATTGTGATTATCCTAATGTTGTAAAATTCAATGCCGCTGTAGGCGACGCACACAGATTTATAGCATTAAATCATCATGCACACGATGTTGGTGCAACTCATGTTCACGGCATGGGGACTATACCAACATTTAAAATTGATGATCTAGAACTTGATCGATGTGACTTAATACAACTAGACACTGAAGGGTATGAATATTTTGGCTTGTTAGGTGCAGAACAAACAATTAATAAGTTCAAACCAGTTATCTCCATAGAATGGCACGCACCATGGGCTCAGCGATATGGTGTTAAATTTGAAATGATTCAGTCTTTCCTAGACCGGTATGGATATAAGCATGTAGCAACACATGCGACCGACCTAGTTTATGTGCATCATAATGAATAACATACTAATTACAGGCGCAACAGGATTTATAGGTCGTTACCTAGTTGAACAATTTTATGAAAATAATAATGTTGTTTGTCTAGTAAGGCCAGGAACAAAAAATCTAAAAAGAATTGCACAGTTCTCTGATAAGATCAAAATAGTTGAACATAATATCAGAGACCCTTACGATTTAAGTGCATTTAAAGACATAGATATTATTTTACATGCTGGAGCAAATCCAAGTGCTGCTGATAGTATTAGCGCACCTGTTGAATCTGTACTAGATAATGTAATAGGAACATTGAATCTATTAGAACTAGCACGACAAATTAATCTTAAGAAATTTGTATATTACAGTTCAGGTGAAGTGTTTGGCCCAATACCAATTGGTAATGATAGTGGCGCTGACGATGCGTATCGATCCAACAGTCCGTATGCAGCATCAAAGGCTTCGGGCGAAGAGCTTTGTGTAAGTTACTCTCATACATACCAGCTACCAATGAGTATTATACATATTAATAATACCTTTGGTCCTATGTGTCAGCCAAACAGACTGCCCACAATTATTATTAAAAAATTGCTTAACAATGAGACACTGGACATTCATGTAGGCAAGGAAAATCAAATTGGTGGCCGTCGGTGGTTCTATGCAGGGGACGTTGCTAGTCACACCGACTTTGTAATCAACGAACAACAGGACTTGTGCGAAAAATGGAACAGCGCAGGGAACAAATTTATTAATAATTTTGAGTTCGCCAATAACATAGCAGACATAATGGGTAGAACACTAAATTATAACTTTATACCAGTTGATAGGCCTGGACACGATCTATGCTTTTCAGTGGACCCACATAAGTTCTATGAAAGAGGCTGGGTCGCACCATACTCCCATCAGCAAAGACTCGAACAGACTGTAAACTGGTATTTGAACAATCAGGATTGGCTTTATGTATAAAACTGTTTATGTTACAGGATGTTTAGGATTCATCGGATATCATGTTGCAAAATCTTGTTTAGAAAAAGGTTGGTATGTATGTGGTATTGATAAAGGTACCTATGCTGCCAATTGGAATCTACTTGATGATTTGCTATCTTATAAGAACTTCAAATTTGAAAATAAAGATATTAATGAACTAACAATGATTTATGACTGCGACTATTTTATTAACACAGCCGCAGAAACTCATGTGGATAACAGCATTGTTAGTAGTTCTGAATTTGTAGACAGCAACATTAGTGGCGTACATAATATTTTAGAACTTATTAGAACAAAAATAAGTGGTAGAAAAAAGACACCTGTACTACTACATTTTAGTACAGATGAAGTGTATGGCGATTTAGATCAGGGTTTTCATAAAGAAACTGATCTATTAAAACCCAGCAATCCTTATAGTGCAACAAAAGCAGCAGCTGACATGTTGGTTATTGCGTGGGCAAGAACATATAATTTGCCATATGTAATTGTCAGGCCAACAAACAATTACGGCATTGGTCAATACACTGAAAAGTTTATCCCTCACGCTATCAAGTATCTAACACTAGGTAAGAAGGTTTTGCTGCACAATAAAGGCACACCACGCAGAACTTGGCTTCACGCCAGCGATACTGCATCAGCAGTAATAACAATAATTGAAAAAGGCGTGACTAATGAAATTTACAACATTTCAGGAACCTTTGAAGAACAAAATATTGTAGTTGCAAGAAAGATTATAAACCTCTTAGGTCTTCCAGGTGATGCAGAACAATACTTGGATACTAACTACGAACGCCCTGGGCAAGATGTTAGATACGCAATTGACGATTCTAAAATCAAACAGTTAGGTTGGTTACCAAAAGCCAACTTTGACGAAGAGCTTGTGAATATTGTAAAGTATTACAAAGAAAACTTTATTTGGTGAAACTATGAAAAATTATCTTATTGGCGCTGTGCGCCCAATTATTAAACACTGGGGTTATTGGAAAGGCACAGGTGACAATCCTAGAGCTGAGCGAGATCTCATCGACTATGAAAATATGTATGCTATTAGTCGAAGCAGCGCAACAACCTATTTGGCTGGCGAGTGGGAAGAAATTAAATTCACTGCTCCGGTATTAGATTCTAGAGCTTATCAGATAGCACATTGGTACATGATCAAAGAACTATGGCATAAGGAGCCCTGCAATATTCTGTGTATGGGTGCAGATACCATGTTCCTCAAACCCACAGAAGTATTTGGTAGATATAATAACATGATGATGTTTAATTATACTGACCCAAAAACACATGAAGAAATGCCCCATTATTTTAACGATGATGTTAGATACTATCCTGCAGAGATGAATCCTCAGGTTTGGGATTTAGGCGAAAGACTTATGGATAAGTGGTTCACTCATGCAGAAAATGATTGGAGTTGGGGACAGTTAATTCACAACTATCAACTATGGAGTCAAGGATTGGATGTATCTGAGGTACACGATCCAAAGATGGCTTTTCAGATTTTTAATCTAAACATTCCTTTTGCGGAGGAATGGAATAATTGTAAACTGGACGAAGCTAATATAATTCACTTACACAGCAGTAGAGATACAACATCTAGAGTAGATGCAATGAGGCAAATTGCTAGTAAGTTTGATATTCCAGTGAATATCAAAGAGGAAACGATAGTACTGTAAGGTCGATTCAGACCCCACTTAAAGTTTAATATAAAATGATATGGTAGGCGCCTACCATATCTAACTTTGCGAACAGTCTGTGCAGTTCTGTTGCACTATATAGCGTATACTAAGAGGGACGCGGTTGTTCTTACTTGTTAGACTCACATGTATCTGTTCACACTTTTATTTAACAAAGAAAGAAAAAATCCTTAAGAAATACCATATTTTTTCTATCTATGGACGAGTTGTGTTAAAAACACGATGAAGCGCAGGTATTAGCATCACAAAACAGTAGACAAGAAACAGTTTTTTTGTTAAATATTAATAGTACAAAGGTAATAAACACATATGTTAATTCAAAAACCATTAGATCAAGGCGATATTGTTAGTATCAAGTTGATAACTGGAGAAGAAATTTTAGGTAGATTTGAATCAGTTACAGACAATGAACTGCATATCAAAAAGCCCTGCACACTAGCTATGGGCAATCAGGGAATGGGAATTGTTCCCTGGATGATGACAACACAACCAGACATCACAAAGCTAAATAAAAGCACCGTTATTGCATACGCCCCCACTGACAAGGAGATTGCAAAAGCGTATGTAGAGGCTACATCCTCTATCAAATTAGCATAAAAACTTTATAAGTCATTGAAAACTAAGCTAATTTAGCTATTGACAAAACTGAGACACCGCAGTATAATAAATTAATACGGAAATGGTTTTCGTATATGTATACCTATCTACGACAAGGCGTTTGCCCCTAAGGAGAGAAAGATATGATGATGAAACATTCGATGCACAGTATCATCCTAGTAATGGGATTGATGTTTGTGATTTTATTAACAGGTGTTATAACATCAGTTAAATTTGCATCTTTTGAAAAACCCAACTTCAGCGGTGCAACTGCTGAACAAATTGAAAAAGACCTAGACTGTCTTGCTATAAACATTTATAGAGAAGCAGCCAATGAACCGTTTGAAGGAAAGGTGGGTGTTGCACAGGTAACACTTAACCGCACTAAAAGTCCTGATTTCCCCAATACTGTATGTGGGGTAGTTTATCAAAAGAACAAGTTCGTGGGACGAGTTGTTTGCCAGTTTAGCTGGTACTGTGACCGTCGTCATAGAACAAGAGTTATAGATGAGAATCTATATGAAGAAAGTTATAAAGTTGCAAAAATGGTTTATGTAGAAAACTTTAAACTAGAGTCACTTTCAAATGCGCTCTACTATCATGCAGACTATGTAAATCCAAATTGGAACAAAAAGAAGATCACAAAAATTGGTCGTCACATTTTTTACAAAGGATAAGTTATGAAAGACATTTTTAACAACATTGAAGCTAGTCTTAAGACACTTGGTAAGAAACTTGCGTCCGACTTTAATAGCGTAATTAAGCAGGTCACAGTTGATACACTTGGCTGGACAGGCTTAGTTGCACTACAAGCCGTTACAGTCCCTTCCTTACTTGGGCTGATGAGCGGTCTCACAGACACTACACCCCCCATTGATATGGTAATCATTCTGTGGGTAGCTATGGCTCTTTTCTATCTAAAAGCATTGCTAGAAAAGAACATGGTTGCATTGATTATTTTAGGATTTGGCTTTATTGGTCAGTCCCTGTTAATGGCACTCATATTTTTTAAGTAAGGCGAACAAACATTAATAAGGAGGAGGAGTAATGTCCCTTAAACAAGGCATTAGTCTAACCATTAGAGATGTTGTCGCGGCTTTAACCATTGGAGTTTTATTTGCGTCAACTAATGCGTTAGCAGCAGCACCTAGTCATGAAAATCTAGTTGCAATTAATAAAGAAACACACGAAGATCGTCGAGAGCTTCTATGTTTGGCAACGAACATTTATCATGAAGCAGGTGGTGAAAGTGATAAGGGTAAAGCAGCAGTGGCTCATGTTACCTTGAATCGCGCAAAAAGTCCACGGTATCCAAATGATATTTGTAAAGTAGTATATCAAAGATCCGGTAGAACATGTCAATTTAGTTGGACATGCGATGGGAGATCAGATATAGTACCAAACAAAAAGTATAACAAAAGATGGCAGGATAGTTTACAGATTGCTTTACTTGTTATAGACAAGATCATAAAGGATCCAACCAACGGTGCAATGTTCTTTCATGAAAGATCAATAAATCCCGGGTGGCGACGGTTGGTACGCACAGCACATATAGGAAACCATATCTTCTATAGACACGGTTAACACTAGCCCCTGTGTTTTTGCTAAATATAAAATAAGCACTAACACAGGGGTTTTTTATGACTAGATTTTTAACAGCAGCATTAGTTTTAATGTTTGCTTCAACAACAGCGATTGCACAGGTAAGCGAAGGCAAACAGAAAGCAGGTGTAACTTATGATGCAACTGTACTCAGAGTTATTGACGGTGACACCGTTGCGTTTGCAGCACCTTGGCTACCGGATCCACTTAAGAAAGAATTAAGTATCCGAGTATTTGGTGTAGACACACCAGAAAAGAGCTTTAGAGCAAAATGCCCAGCAGAAGATAAGTTGGGTCAAGCAGCAACAGCATTTACCAAAGATTCGATTGCTGGCGCTAAAAAACTACAGATTATTCTAATGGATTGGGACAAGTATGGCGGTCGCGTTCTAGGCGATGTTATTGTCGATGGCCAGAGTTTAAGAAAACTTTTAATCACCAAAGGCTATGCTCGTGAATATTACGGCGAAGCAAAGACCAGCTGGTGCAACTAATTTATAATATAGGAGCAGTATTATGTTAGATATACTATTTTGGATTGCAATTGGTGCCTTTGTTGGTTGGCATTTTCCAGAACCAATTTGGGCAAAGATGGTAAAAGAAAAAGTTTTAGGAATGCTTAAAAAGTAATCTAAAAAAACATGTTGACAAACTAGAGGAATGATATATAATATAAAGTATAGAGGACTTTATTTGACGCTCATCCCTCTTTAAACACTCTGCGTGTCATTGATAATCTAACGGAGATACACAATGGCAAAATATCTATCAACAAAAACATACGGGAACGATCGCGGACTTAGCTGCACATTTAGACAGTGGCGCAGCTCACATAGTCATTGCAGTTTGATACACGGATACTCTCTAGGTATCAAGCTAATATTTGAAAGTGAAACACTAGACGACCGTAACTGGGTTATGGACTTTGGTGGTCTCAAAGCATTTAAGGAATGGTCAGAGTATATGTTTGATCATACCTTAGTTGTTGCACACGACGATCCCCATCTTCCCTTCTTTAAGCAGATGAACGACTTGGTTACTATTGGTGGGTTTAACGATCCCGCAAGCCCTATTCCAAACGAACGTGGCGCAGTATGTGATATTAGAATTGTTGAGGGTGTAGGTTGTGAAAAGTTTGCAGAGCTTGTATATAAGACTATGCAAGACATCCTAGAGACCTACCAGCGTGGCGAAAGCTACACACTACCCAATGGCAAGACATTCAGTTGCCGCTACCCTGTGGGGCAGGGCGTTAAGCTACGTAGTGCAGAAGTCTTTGAGCATAGTGCTAATTCTGCTGTGTATGAAGGTTAATAATTTCTTTAATTGGATTAGTAATTAAATTTACTAAAAAGTTTAAATTAGTTATTAGTTCAAAATTATGTAATACCATGTCCTGTGATGTGGTTGGATTTGTAACTGCATCTTCAACCACATCACATACAGCTAATATTCTTTCTACACCTTGTAGATGATCATAACCGTGATCATTAAGTTTGAATCCTAGGTGTTTTAATTTTTTCTCAGAATCAGGCACACCTATTACAAAGGGATAGGCTCCTATTGACATTGCTTTAAATGTTTTTTCCGTTATAAAACCAACCGATCCTAAACTAGTAGGAATTTTATTACAATAAGTTTCATTACTAATGTAGTAACGATATTTGCCTACCCACTCCGGTGACGCTCCGATTGAGTCACCAAATGTGTTCTGCTTTGAATCAGACATTAATCTAGGTAGCGTTTGTTTTTCTAAAAATCTGAGAATGTCATGATCATTGCTTGCTGCAAGATCATTGTTAAATCTAAAATTATTTGGGCTTTTAAGAAAACTTCCAAAATCTTGTTGAGTCCCTAACGGTTCACTACTGTACAACAAAGTCCAATCAAACAATTCTAGTAAATTTCTTTTATCGAGTTCTGCTAGAAGTTTGACACGATTGTATCTAGGTTTTTTATTTAAACATAAACCAAAACGTTTTTCTTTCTTAGATAACAAATCTAATGCCTGTTGCTTTTTTGAATTATCAAAGATTAAGTCAATAAAATACTGATCGTTGAGCATTGATAAAACTGTCCATGTGGATATAAACACAGCAGTTATGTTAAGTTCGGGATAATCATGTTGATGGATACCGGCGTTAAGTGAATAAATTCGTTTGGGTATTACATTTAAGTTTTTAATGTGTTCAACTAAACATGGGCCCATATAACCAAAAAACGCTCCGCCTTCTTCTATGTCCGTTAAAATAAGTGTGTAATCTTTTAACAATTTAACTTGTTTTGCTTTAGGCAACGCTAGTAAATCTTGGTATGTAGTTTCAACTATTATATTTTTTGTATTTGTTAAAAGTTCGTTAATATGAACTCCAGAAGATCCATATAACTGACCTAATTTTATATCTTTGAGGTCTCTGTTAATATAGTGCTTTAACAGGTGTGATGCCGGATAAATTTCTAAATAATTACGCCCGTTAGTGTTATTCCTGTGAACTATATCTACTAATGTAAGATGCGGATACTCAATGTTAGATTGTAATTTTTCAATATAGGCCATACTAGATATTTATGTGATAATAAGATAGTTTATTATAGTTTTAAGTAGATAAATAATAATATGGGAATTGGAATCGTAGCACTACTTACTTCATTACTAGTTGCAGCCATCGCTGCATATTTTAGTATCGCTGGTCTAATGGCAATCTTTAGTGGCGCTGCATTAGCAGTAGCCGTGATGGCAGGTAGCCTTGAAGTAGCCAAACTTGTTACTGCCAGCTGGCTTTATCGTAACTGGAAACAAACTGGATACTTTTTAAAAACATATCTAACCGTTGCTGTGTTTGTATTAATGATCATCACATCGTTAGGTATCTTTGGTTATCTATCCAAGGCGCACTTAGATAAAGCTGTACCCACAGGTGATGTTGCCGCACAAGTACAGTTAATTGATGAGCGCATTTCAATTCAGGAAGACAACATAAAATCCCAACGTGAAAATATTGCAGCGGCACGAACTACCTTGGGGCAGCTAGATGCTCAAGTTAGTGCTAGATTAGATCGCGGAACCAGTGAAGCAAGTGCTGAGCGTTCTATACAGATCCGCCGTCAACAAGCATCTGAGCGTAGAGCACTACAGAGTGAAGTTGCAAAGTCTCAACAAGAAATTGAAAAGTCTAACAGCGAAATTGCTAAACTACGAGAAGAAAAGGCGCCAATCGCTGGAGAACTACGAAAAGTAGAAGCTGAAGTTGGTCCTATTAAATATGTTGCTGCACTAATATACGGCGATAATCCGGATGCCAATTTGCTAGAGCGAGCTGTTCGATGGATGATCATTTTACTGGTAGCAGTTTTTGATCCACTGGCTGTTGCGCTATTAATTGCTGCTAACCAGTCGCTGAGTAGACATGGTATACATTTGGAAAAACCAGATCCGGAGCCTAAGCCAAAAGATGATGATGCAACCAAAGAAGATTCTGTCAGCACTGAAATTGACCCAGATATAGAAGACAAACAAATACCTTTGGATTTTGAAGAACAAGATCAAAAAAAAAGATCCTTGAGCTGGAAAGATTACTCACTGAAAAACCCAAAACAGTTGTGGAGTACATTGACAGGTTGGTCGAAGTCCCCGGTCCTGAACGCATCGTTGAGATTGAAAAACCTGTTGAAAAGATCGTAGAAGTTGAAAAAATAATCGAAGTTCCTGTTGAGGTAATAAAAGAAGTCATTGTACCGCAACGGGTAATAGAAGTTGACAAGGAAACTGTAGAAAAAATTATTAAGATTACTAAAGAGAAAAACAGTCTCACTGAAGATAATAAAAAACTAAAAAAACACATCAATGAGCTAGAACAAGTAGTAAATAAACAGCCAGAGGTAGTTGAAAAGATTGTAGAGGTACAAGTTGAAGTACCCGTAGAAGTTGAAAAGGCCGCAACTGGTGATTTAAAACATGCTGCTAGATTATTAGCACAAAGTGAATTTAACAAAGAGGACCTTACCGTAGATCAGATATTTGAAATTTTACAAAAAAGTTCAGAAGACGAAGTAAGGAAAAAGATTGGTTTCTGGGCGGTGCCTTTACCAAAACAAGATCCTTCAAACACAACAGACAAACGATACATAGGTAAGAAATAATGCCAGAAACTAAAATGCTAAATTGCAGTTTTTGCGGAAAAAGCAGGGACAGCGTTGAAAAAATTATCGCAGGCCCTAATGTTTATATCTGCAACGAATGTGTTGTTTTAAGTTACAACATTGTTCAAAAAATAGATAAACCAGAAGAAGAATCAGATTTTGGTACACTACCTAGTCCAAAAGAAATTAAGGAACACCTAGACGAGTATATCATTGGTCACGAAAGTGCCAAAGAGCTACTAAGCGTTAGCGCATATAATCATTATAAGCGTGTGCTGTCAGACGACGAAACCATAGAACTTGAAAAAACCAATGTACTTCTAATTGGACCTACCGGCACAGGTAAAACACTATTTGCTAAGACATTAGCTAAGAAATTAAATGTCCCGTTCGCTATTGCTGATGCCACTACATTAACTGAAGCAGGTTATGTAGGCGAAGACGTTGAAAGTGTTCTAGAACGACTATTAACTATTGCTGACTTTGACATCGACCTTGCACAAAAGGGCATAGTATACATCGACGAGATTGACAAAAAAGCAAGACGCAGTGAAAGCAATGTTGCTACTCGTGATGTGAGTGGTGAGGGCGTACAGCAAGCATTACTACGGTTAATTGAGGGTACAACTACCAAAGTAAAAATATCAACTGGTAAAAAGTATGCTGACGATTATATAGATTTTGACACAACTAATGTGTTGTTTATAGTAGGTGGTGCGTTTGTTGGTATTGAAAAGAATATTGAACGCAGATTACGCAAGTCAAGTACGATTGGGTTTGGCGCTAAGGTAATTACCGAAGCAGAAAAGCAGAACCTGTTACGATCTGTTTCGGCTGAAGATTTAATTGACTATGGATTAATTCCTGAAATATTAGGTCGCTTACCAATTATTGCACCACTAGACAAGCTGTCTGACGAACAGTTAATTCATGTGTTAACATCCGTAAAAAACAGCATTCTAAAGCAAAACCAAAAACTATTAGAAATAGATAACCTTAAATTGTCGTTCGGGGACGAGTTCATACGATCAGCAGCAACACTTGCTATAAAGAGACAACTTGGCGCTAGAGCGTTAAAGGGTGTTGTAGAAGAAACTCTAATCAGTATTATGTACAGAGCACCCGAACTCAAAAAACAAGGCGTAGTTGAAATAATACTTGATAAGTATCCAGTGTCAAGTAGTCATGCACCAATTCTAAAATACGAAGATGGCAGGACTGAAATTGACACACAGTATAAAACATACAGAGGCATAAATGAAGAAGTGGACTGAGAATCGTAATTTCGATCGTAGCGCAGGCAACGAGAATGAAAAGCATTTTACTGGTTCTAAAGTAGAAGTAAGAAACAATGATGTTAACTATGCGCTGAGAAAGATGAAGAAAATTCTCGAGCGTAATGATTTCCAAAAAGATCTAGCCAAACACGAGTTTTATGAAAAACCAGGCGTAAAGCGTAAGCGTGCAAAAGAATCAGCTAAGAAGCGTTGGCAAAAAGAAGTTAACAAAATGAGAATGGCTGGGGTGTGGCAGGACCGCGCATCTGGTGATTTGAAATACATGAAAAGCAAGCGTAAGCGCCGTAAGGTTCTCGATCGCGAGACCATGCTTACTAACTTGATACGATCACGTAATAAGCAGTAATATGTCTCAGAATATTGTGGTAGTAAGTGGGGGATTTGATCCCGTCCATAGTGGTCATATTGCTATGATCAACGATGCTGCCCGCTTTGGTCAAGTTGTTGTTTTGTTAAACAGCGATGAATGGCTTACTCGTAAAAAGGGTAAGCCCTTTATGCCCTATAGTGAAAGAAAGAATATCCTGGAAAACTTTAAAAATGTTTTTCTTGTATTAGATTTTGATGACAGTGATAATACTGCAATCCAAGGTTTAGAACGAGTAAAAAAATATTTCCCCAATCATAAAATTACATTTTGTAACGGCGGCGACCGCACAAAGGAAAACATTCCTGAAATGACCGTTAACGGTGTTGATTTTGAGTTTGGTATTGGTGGTGAGCATAAAGCTAACAGTAGCAGTTGGATCTTACGAGATGCATTAGCTAACTACACCGAAGAGCGTGTTTGGGGTAAGTTTGCAGATCTCTACACTACTACTGGTTGCAAAGTCAAAGAACTTGTTGTCAAACCAAATCAAGGCATCAGTTACCAACGACATTTTAAGCGTAGTGAAGTTTGGTTTGTGCGTTCTGGTAAGGGTGTAGTTAAACATTCTAAAGATGCCAAACCTTTAACGAACTATTCACTTACAGACATCTATCAAGACGATATTTTTATTGTAAAGCAAGGCGAATGGCATCAACTATACAACGAAAGCAAAGACGACTTAGTCATTATTGAAATACAATATGGCAGCGAAACTAACGAACAAGACATTGAAAGGTTAGAATATTATGGAACTACTTAGAAAAAACCTAATCCGAGCCAGTGCTGCTCATTTTGAATCTCATATTCAAAAGCATAAAATGAACATTGAAGTTATCCTAAGCAACCCAATTGCTATCCATGATCACACAGATATCATGACAGCCATTGAGCTCGAACTTGCACAGATTGCAGAATATGAAGATAAACTGGAAGCACTTAAGAACCACTTTCCAATTGGCGAATGAAAGCACTCATAACGTCAGTTGTTGAATACATTCGAGAGGATTGGGCAGAAAATAAAATCCGCACAATCCTCGAGATTACAGCCTGGGTAAACAGTATTGGATGCAGTATTATTATGGCATTCACTTTGCCTAATCCCCCATTTCTAATTCTATATCCAATGTTTATAGCCCACTGTGCTGTATTCGCTTATTGTGCGTATACCCGGGGCAGCACAGGAATGTTAGCAAATTATATCATGTTAACAGTCATTGATGTTTTTGCATTGGCGAGATTATTATATAATTCTTAGTGCTTGACAAACTCTGTCGTTGACAGTATACTGTGTACATGTTTCTAAAACTTCTAGAGCGACTTGGCAGAAAGCGTGTAATTCTCGATAGAGAAAGCCAAGAACCTTACCTGACACGCTACTATCTATTTTTGAAAGACCGTAAGTGGTTTCCTTTCAATATCTTTTTGCATAACTTTCATAGGAGCGACCCTGACGACTTACACGATCATCCATGGCCGTTTATTACTATTATCCTCAAAGGCGGATATTGGGAGCATACTCCCAAAGGCAAGTTCTGGAGAGGTGCTGGCACAATCAATTGGGCAGGAGCAAAGTCACTACACAGAGTTGAACTAGTACCTGAAGTTGATACTTGGACTATGTTCATTCCTGGACCAACTGTACGCGAATGGGGATTCATCGATAAGGGTATCTGGAAACGGCACGATAGATATCTTGCAGAAAGATATAAGGGCTAAACATGAAAGCTGTATGGAGACTATGGGCTAAGGCTCTAGGAGAGAAGGCTAGTTTTTCTGATAACGAAGCTGATAGGATTGCTTGGATTAGAACTTTTTTAATTGCTCAAGCTGTGGTAGCAAATATTTTTCTCATCGTGAATGTTATAAGGCACTGGTAATAACATGGACCCATATGACGATTCTTACTGGCAAACTCGAGAACGCATTGGCAATGCTTCAAACAAGTACCAAGGCAAGTACAAGCGTGTACTAGCTGTTTGTAGCGGCGGACTGCTTCGCAGTCCCACCATCGCTCATACACTGGCTAGCGATCCATATAACTATAATACTCGAAGTGTAGGCATTGACCCCAACTATGCACTTAACCTAATTGACCAAGTTCTGCTTGAATGGGCAGATGAAATTGTATGCGCTGATACCGAGCATGAAGTTACAGTTAGTATGAAGTTAATAGACATTGGAATTACTCGCAAACCTGTGGTTAATCTAAAACTACCTGACATATATCGATACCGCGACCGTAAGTTAGTACACTTGATTAAGAAGCGTTACGATCAATACCTAGCAGGACAGGGAATTACAGAGGATGATGATTATGACCATTCCAACTGAAAGAACACGAGCGGTTAACAGTACATATGATTTTTTGTGCGATCTACTCGATCCAAAAAAGACACCGCGTGTGCCTAAAGAGGTAAGACAGCGAGCTCACCGATTGCTTAAACACTATCCAAGTCGCTGGGATATGGAAAT